GAGTACGACTATTTAATGATGATGAACTCAGACGACATAGTAAAGGCTGAATTATTGGACAGGTACTACGAGCCGTTCTTTGAAAGTTTGAATCCTTATTTCGGAATTGACAAAGTCACCTACGTGAACTTTTCAACAAAGGAAGCCAGGGAATACACCTACGAATTTAGCCTTTTAGGGATCGCTAAAATGGTGCATCGCAGTGTAGTTGATAAGTGGAACGGGCATTTGTATACAGCATCATTAAACAAGGGCCTTGACGATCACATGATGGATAGAATGATCAGCGCAAAAATTTTCCCGACGATGGTGAAGTATGAAGGTCAGCTCGCGATGGACTTTAAAAGTGAAACCAATATACATCCCTGGGAAAAGTTTAAACACACCGGAAAGATTGTAGAGTATGCTGCAAGCTAAAGACGTACGGAGGGGGCAATTAGATCGAGAGATAACTTTTATTAAAAGAGTTATCACCCGAGGGAACGCCAATCAGGATAAAGTGTCGTGGGCTCGTGTGACCGATAATCCTACCGTCTTTTCTCGCGTGAAGGAGCTTCCCGGTAACGAGGTGGTGATTGGCAATCAGATAAAATTTATTCAAAAGACTGAGTTTGTTGTCGTCTACCGAACGGACATAACAGCCAAACACAGGTTGGTTTTTGAGGACAGGGTTTATGAAATCATTTCAGTGATAGAAACGGCGCAACGAAAGATGTATACACAAGTCATGGCTAATTATCTGGACAATGAAGTGAGCCCGATTTTGGGTGGTTTTGCACCATTGGCTTTTAGCTCTGGGTTTAGAATATGAATGTGATTTTAAGTGTCACCGGATATGAGCAGATAGACGCAGTGTTGCGTGGCCTTCACTTGTTGTACTCACATAAAGTACTTCAAGCGGCACACGCTGAGGCGGCAAAGCCTTTAGTTGAAAAACAGCATCGGTTAGCGCCGGTAGGAAAAACCGGAAGGCTTGCTGATTCTATAGGAACCGTAAAGCCATCAATCAGGCGCGTGTCTGTAGTTGGTGAGGTTATCGTAGGGCCTAGACGCGGAAGATTTGGCGGGCATCACGCTCACTTTAATGAGTTTGGAACCAGGCAAAGAAATTTTGATGGCGCGAACAGAGGGGTAATGCCAGCAAAACCTTTTCTAAGGCCAGCTTTTGAACAGACAAACGCGCAAGTAGTGAGTAGGATTTCATTGTCACTCGGTCAAAAGACTTATGCTTTCATGAGAAGAACTATAAAAAATGGTTAAGGCGATCACATACATATTAGCAAACGATGCAACGGTAGTTTCCTTGGTCGGAGAGAATGGCGCGGAGAACACAGCAAAAGTTTATCCAGTGATTGCTACGCAGTCGGAGAAGTACCCTTTCATAGTTGTTCGCCAGGCTGCGAGGCAACCGGAATATTGTAGAGGACAAAGGCCGACAACCTTCAACTATAAGTATGACGTAGCAATTATCGCAAAGGATTATGACGAGCTGGACGCTTTGCAAGTCGCGGTCATTGATGCCATTGAAAATAAATCTATATCCGCAGCAATAAACGGAGTCAGGTTCACCGATAGAATAAGGAACACAAACGCAATTGATGTGGAGTATATCGAGAAGTATGAATGCTACGAGCGCGTGCTAAGTTTTGATGGAGTAGTGAATGAGAGTCAGGTTACTTAGAAGCCACAGAACACCACATGCAATGTATGCAGTGGGGACAATTTTGAACTATAGCAAAGGCGTTGCTGAAAAAATGATCATCGACGGTAATGCTGAAAAATATACGGGGCCATACCCACCAAAAGGAAAAATGAAAATGAATTTAAGAGACTTAAAAATTAAAAAACAATGGCAATAATTAACGGAAATCATTTGCTCATATTCATCGATAACGTTGCGATAGGATGTACAACGAACTGTACGCTCACCTCAACGAAAGAAACTATCGACGTAACCTGTAAAGACAACAACGGGGCTAGGCAAGTTCTTTCAGGATCGCAGTCATGGAATATCACTGCCGATGGATTGTGGGATTTTGCTTCAACACTCGGACCTCAAGGGCTATACGCAACTCACTTCAACGGTACACGCGTGGGTATTAAGATGGCCATCACTGACGAGAACGGCACAGAGCAAAGCGGGAAGTCGTATTTCCAGGGGTATGCTTTACTGAATAACTACACTATCGCAGGGCCGCAAAACGCAGGATCTACTTTCGCGCTGACTTTTGAAGGTGACGGACCACTATCAATCGGAACAACTACATGAGAGGATTATTTGAATTCGAGTCCGACAAAAAGAAAAGAGGTTTCCTTTTCAACTTCAATGCTTTTGGCATTGTGGAAGAGCGGCTCAACATGCAGATCGATGAGATTCTCGAGAAGTTAAGCCCCAAAAACAAGAGTCCAAAAGTTAAGCTACTGATGGAAATTTTCTACGCTGCGGCAGTGAACTACAGTGAATACAAAGGCGCAGAGATTGATTTTACAATTCATGATGTCGGCGGTTGGGTTTCTGAAGTCGGCTTAGAACGAGCAGGAAAATTAATTGAGGAAGCGGTTTCAACGAATACACCAAAAAACTCACATCCCCACCCAGCGGAGAAGGTGGGGATATAAAATGGAGTGTCCGTGAATATTGGGGTTTCGCGATTGTAAAACTGAAGTTGAGGCATGAAGATTTCTGGAGGCTGACTTATCAAGAACTCTGGCTATACATGCTCTCCTATTGGGATGATGTCGAGAAAAAGAACAGTGAAATAAAAGATAGGATATGGATTCACGCAGACTTAAAAGCGCATATCGCAAACTTTTCAATGTACAAAAGGAAAGACGGTAACCATTGGGTCGCTGACGACTTCATTAAAAGCAAGGAAGAAAAGCCATTAGAAAAAGCCTCACTCAAAAAAGCAAAGCAATTATTAGGATCAAAGTTTAACCTGAATTAATGGCAAACGACGTACTCGCAAATTTAGCTGTTAGGATCTCGGCACAAACTGCCGATTTCGGAAAGGCTTTGGCGAATACACAAAACCAGCTAAAAAGTTTTCTATCAGGAGTTAAGCAGGTAGGCGCAGCGTTAGGTGTATCATTCGGAGCTACTGCTATTTTTAACGGTCTTCAGGCTGCGGTAGGCATAATGTCAGACTTTGAGGCAACGATGTCCGAAGTGAAGGCTATCACCGGGGCAACCGGAAGGGAATTTGATGCGCTAGAGAAAGACGCATTAAAACTCGGCGCCGCTACTAAATTCACCGCTTCACAGGTTGGGCAATTGCAAGTAGCCTATGGCCGGTTGGGCTTCAACACAAAAGAAATTTTAGACGCTACCGAAGCAACGCTAGACCTGGCGGCAGCAACCGGCGAAGATTTAGCTAAGTCCGCGGACGTTGCGGGTTCTACCGTGCGCGGGTTTGGTCTTCAGGCCAGAGAAACTCAGCGCATTGTTGATGTCATGGCGGCATCCTTCAATAAGACAGCGTTAGGACTCGATAATTTTACCGAGTCGATGAAGTACGTTGCTCCTATTGCGGCAGCAGCGAACGTATCAGTTGAAGAAACCACGGCATTATTGGGTGTTCTTGCGGACGCGGGTATACGCGGAAGCTCGGCAGGAACGGCATTAAGAAAAATATTTGGCGATTTATCAAAAGATGGAAGACCAGTAGCGCAAAGGCTTGATGAATTAGGTAAAAAAGGAATCACGTTAAAAGATTCTTTTGACGAGGTAGGCAGAACTGCCCAAACAGCTTTATTAGTTCTTACAAAGAATCGAGATAAAGCCGATGAACTCACAGCAGCTTTCCAGAATGTAGAAGGGGAAGCCGCCAAGATGGCTCGCACAATGAGCGACAACCTTGCGGGGGATGTTACGAAATTAACTTCTGCCTGGGAGGGGTTAATTCTATCTCTTTCAAAAACCGATGCACTCAGAAGGGCAACACAGAATTTAACCTCGTTTCTAAATGTGCTTTCCGGTACTCCTGACGAGGATCAAGGATTAAGGCACTTAATACGCTCCATAAAAGAAGGGAGCACCTCAGCGAAGGAACAATTTATTAAAGACCTCCAGGAGGTTCGTAGAGAATCCGGGAAACCGATTGATTTAGCAATCATAAATGAGCTCGCTGAAAAATATAAGTTAACAAGCTTACAAGCTAATGAGCTTTACGTTTCACTCCGGCAAGTTAACGAGGCACTTTCTTTCGAGGAAAAAGCTATAAAACAATTCAATGAGTTTGTGTCACGAAATGGCTACGAGGATCTAAGCCTAGCCGCTGATGACTACAAACAAAAGCTTTATGAATTGATTGTAGCGGAGCAGATTCGAAAGCAAGGATTAGAGGAATCTAATATTGAAGGTGTTTTTGATAAAGCAATAAAAGGAGCTGATGAACAAATCGCAGCCTATCGAAGAGTTATTTCAATTATCAATGACTATGCTTCTGGATTCGTAAAGAACGAAGTCAAGGTTCAGGATGCGACGCAGGCTACAATATTAAATCTTAATTACTATCAAGAGGCCTTAAAGAAAGTCAACCAGGCTTTTGAATCGCTCGCTCTCGCGCAGGATGCCTCAGGAAGATTTACGGAAAAAACATTATCGGGTCTAAGAATATTAGCCGCTGAAGGTGCAGGGCTGGAAGACTTTATTAAGAGGGTAAACCTATTAAAAGAGAGCTTTAGGAATCTTGACACGACAATAAAAGCGCCTGACACAAGTGCCCTTAAAAAATCATTTGAAACAATCCAGGAAACAGCAGGGGCGCTGACATTTGAAACGACAATAACATCAATGGAGGCTGTCACGAAAAGATTTGAAGCCGAGATGGAAAAACGTGCGAATGCAGCAAAAAAACACACAGCCACTATACAAAAAGCATTCGTTGATTTGGGTGCACCTATAGGCAGCGCTCTTTCTGGGATAGGTGAAGCTCTAGGAAACTCAATTGCAGGAGTCGGAAACTTCGGCCAAGATATTTTAAAAGTCGTTGCAGGATTTGCTCGGCAATTAGGTGAGATCCTTATATCTACCGGTGTGGCTATGCTTGCCGCTAAAAAGTTAATCACAAATCCATACACAGCTATCGCAGCCGGTGTGGCCCTTGTGGCTATCGCTTCAGCAGCATCGGCAGCTATCAATAAATCACACAGTAACTCTTTCGGTAGTGGAGCTAGCAGTGTTGCGTCTTCATCGTCATCAAGTGTAAACACACGGTCAGCCACAGAAGCGCAAGATGTAAAGGTTTCGGGAACGGCGGTAATCAGAGGGCAAGACATTTGGGTCTTATTTAAAAACGTCGAAGACTCGAATAAATTTTTGAAAGCTAATGGCTAACGTTCAAATATATCGTTTAGAGTTTCTACAAAACAACCCCTTTGGAAGTTTTGTAG